CTTCAGCGACAATGAGATGGTGATGAATGCAATCCACGAATCCATAGTAATAACGATTGACTACATGCTCGACGAGGGCGAACTTAAACTAAACGACAATGAGTAACTACGCAGTATACCGCGTCTTCCGTGACTGGGAGAAGCGACCAGAAGTCCTAATGGATGGACTCACACGAGAACAAGCACAGACTATCGTCAAGAATACACCGAGCGATGACAGAAGCATGGTGGTGTTCGATGAAGAACCAAAAGATAAACAATGGGGCAGACGCTAGTGTGTGTCCGATCAAGTGTACACGTCAACCCAACACAGGACTTCAATGAGTGGGCGGAGTACACATTCAATCAAGTTAAACAAAATTATAAATCAAAAATCTCATGTACAAAGTTAGATTCCACCTCGGACGAGGCACGAACTTCATGAAGTGGCAGGTCAAGTACCTCTCAGAAAATGGAGACGAAGACAGGGTGTCTTATGTAAACCCACAGGACAATCAGTTAGCTATGCTAGGCTGTAAGCTAAGCGTACAACCAACGGCGGCTCAGAAGATTCATGACGGTGCAAACAAGACTGTGTGTGCATGGATAGAGTGCGAGGTTGTCCAAGTGCTGGAGGTCAATCGACTCAAGCCAAACGAACAAGACTACCGCATCAAGTTCAACCCGCGTCAAAGTCCTAACTGGACTGACGGATACAACAACATCGTTAGCGGTAACGAATACGAAATACTATTTACAAATGACAGGACTCTATGGGTGGTTGGTGACGCTTATGAGTGTGGATCTTCCGACTTGGTTTAACAACAAGTTTGGATGGTTCTTTAAAAACGGAAACAAATGAGCGAGCCAAGGATATCAATATATACAAATCAGTCAGCTGAACATACAAAGAACGATGGGCGTAAGCTGTTCATTGAGTTCATGCAGATAATGAAAGAAGAGATGGACGGAAAGGTTATACTCCCTTTAATGACTAATGACATGATGAACAAGTTCAGGGAGTTTGAAACAAAAATTAATAAACTATACGAAGATGGGATGGAATACGGATTCTGAAATTACACAGCAGCTATGGAGTTATGAGCGAGACGGCAAGACATACTATACCCCGTCTGGTGCATACGCTGAGAAGACAGGCATCAACATACAACAGGTACTAAACATTACATATGACTAACCAACAAGCAATCAAAATCGTATTGGAAAACAAAGACCCATCTAACGCAGAACGTCTAGCAGCCATGTATGCTTGCGACGATATACTTGAAGCAGACATTGACGTATGGCTAAGCAAAGATGTATCAGAGTATCTACCTCAGTTCCCTGATATCGCAGACAGTTTAGTAGAAGACCTTCTTAAAGAAGACAGCATATCAGTAGAGCGCGTAGCGAATAGCTTGACCGAAGTATCGAGGTCTATGTATCACTACGTAAAATTTTACGAAATACTCAGCAGTTACGACATAGCATTGTCAGAACGCTGACAAGGGGGGAGGCGTATGGTGTGCAGGGAGATCCTGCGACGCGCCGTGTGCTGGAGACAGCACAACATTGAGAGCGTTGAGAAACAAAGTCTCTCCTTTCCTTGCATTAATAACATTTAAACTTTAAATTTGAACCAGCAAATCCAATGAATGATGACATCAAAAGGCTACACGAGGAGTACTACGCTACCCTCGACCTCACCCCCAACACATCTAGGAAGGCACCACAAGTTCAGGCACGAGCCGCGCTAATGGTTGCTATGGCTCAGCACATGACCAAGACGGAAGTTGGCAAAAGCTTTGTGAAAGACCACAGCACAGTCATACATCATCAACGTCAGCATGAAGCCAACCTGTTCTCATGGGATGGGTATGAAGACAAGTACCTGCTAGCTGTAAGGCTATGCAATGTACACCTTCGATATAACAGCATCGAAGAAAAGCTTACAACAATTAGAATCCAAATCAAAAGGCTAGAGGGTCTAGCTGAAAATCTAAAACAAGAACTCGTATGAGTAATTACAAATTCAAGACCACGAACATTCGTGGCAAACAGTACGTTGAGGTCAACGAACGAATCAAGTTCTTCCGACAGGAGGAACAGTACAAGAACTGGAGTCTTATCACAGAGTTTACTGTGCTAGACGAAGCTCAGTGTGTATGCAAGGCGTCTATTGTAGACGCTGACAATCGCATCATATCAGTAGGTCATGCACATGAAGTGCAGGGCAGTAGTAACATCAACAAGACTAGCTACGTAGAGAACTGCGAGACATCAGCTATCGGTCGTGCATTAGCCATGTTGGGTATTGGTATTGATACATCAATCGCTTCAGCTAACGAGGTTTCTGATGCTATCGCTAAGCAAGATACAGCTGCACCTGCCGCACCTGCCAAGGCTGAGAAGATGATCAAGAAAGTACAGGAGAAGTTTGATACTGACCCACCTGAAAACATCATGGATAAAGCTGTTGCTTACATCAAGTCGCAGACCGACAAGAAGAAAGCATATGAGTCTATCGTAGGTAAGTACGGAGGTAGCCTTACTGACAAGCAAATGTCTGGATTACAGAAGTTTGTGCGATGAGCAAGTACCCAGTACTAAACCGTAAGCTAACTAACATAGCTACGTTCTCAAGTTTTCGACGTCAGTGTCTCACGGCTAGGATGCCTAAGCACTGGGTTGATAATGATAAAGAACAGCCAATATGTACAGGGTTATACTTCATTAAGCACAAAGACTTCCTGGGTGATATAGACATCGCAGAGTATCACATCAACACGAAGGGTAAAACCTTTTGGTGTACTGCTGGAAAGCCCACACACTGGGCTGAGATAGAAACCTACGAATACATGCTTGAAGACGGCACACCATTATACGAAGACCAATGAATATATCAGATAAATTAATGGAGCGGTATGGCAAGTCTCACTTGTCGTACTCGTCTCTCAAGCAAGCCCTAGGCGATATGGCTCAGTTCGATCGCTACATGAAGGGGGAAGTCAAATACAAATCAGATGCGCTAGAGTTCGGGACTATGTACGATATGCTGTTGTTCGAACGGGACAAAGCATTCGAGAAGTACACGGTCATGTCTCCGTCTTCCATCGTAACCACTCTATCCGACAAGGCTCAAGCCTCCAAGAAGCCTACACTTACTGCTGAATACAAGGCTAAGCTGAAGGAAATTAAAGAGGAAGCGGCTGAGGAAGGCAAGACAATTGTGTCAGGCGATGAGTGGAAGATGGCTAACGATATGATCGACAGGCTAGCTACATGCGGTTTGCTTGACTCTCACCTCAAGGGTGACTATCAGGTAGGATTCCTCGAAGAGCTACACGGCATACAAGTGAAGGGATTCCTCGACTGCTTAGGCGATGGATTCATCAGCGATAGTAAGTCAGCGCGTAGCTCGGAGAAGTTTCGGTATGCTATCAAGGACTTCTCATATGATATCCAAGCTTACATCTACACACAGGTGTTTGGAATAAAAGATTTCTATTGGGTTGTACAGGAGAAAACTTACCCGTACCTTCCTGCCCTCGTTAAATGCTCTGACTCCACCCTGTTTACAGGAGAGATGAAGTTCCATGATGCACTCAAGCGTATCACCAACTTCCTTGAGCAAGACTATAATCCACAAACAGATTACCTAAACTATGAAGTATAAAAAATTAATCAAACGAACTTTTCTTATTGCAGGTGCAATTATTTTTCATGTCTTATTTACTAACTTTCTCTACAAATGAGTGAACAAACAAAGAAGTACGAAAGCGTACTAGTAGGCTGGGCCGATGAGCCAAGCTACAATGACAATGGCGAGTTGATGGGGTGGTCTTTCCGCCTCAAGGACAACGAGCTTAAGGATGCCATCGACCAGTACACCACCAAGCGTGATGCACAGGGACAGGGCGGCAACGTTAGATTTCGACTATTTATGTCGAAGAATGGCAAGCCATGCCTAAGTGTATGGGATCCTAACAGTGAAGCGGCGCAAGAGCGTCGAACAGCAACTAAATCCGAGGGGTCGTCTGACCTTCCGTTCTAACAGGTTGTTTTAGCAGGATATGGGGGGTGGAGCGAAAGCTCTGCCCCTTTCTTTCCTTTAATATCATGGGACGACCTATATACTCTATGACCGCAAAGGTCACTACGATTAAGAATAAGCGACCACAGTCTAGAAGCGTGTGGATCGTAAGCCAGTACAACGAACCTATAGACATCATGAAGAACGATGGTAAAACAATGTCTAGGCTTGAGAGGGAACTATTCACAGCCAAGGCTAAGAACAAGACCATTGTGATTGATTCCATAACTTCGATAAAACAAGTTGGAGTAACATCACGACCAAATGAAACATAGCGACAAACAAGTAGGCGGTAAGCACTACAAGGAAATGAAGATTCAGCCCACTGACTTCATAGCAGCCAATGACATACCCTTCATAGAGGGGAATGTAATTAAATACGTATGCCGACACGAATTCAAGAACGGCAAGGAGGATGTCCTTAAGGCTATCCATTATTTAAATCTACTACTCGAATACAAATACTCGGATGAACGTAACGATATACAAAGACCTGTACAAGAAGTCCAAGGCGGATGCCCATGTGATTCCGATTGTGACTGCCCTCAAAAGAATACAGGAGGGGACTTCTGCGCCAACGATTGAAGCTGTTCGTGGTGGAGAAAAAGATTTCAAAAAAAGCCTACCCGTTGTATTGTTCAGCGGTGAGTTTGGCGACAGAAAAGACCAGTCAATTGAAAAACATAGCGGATACATTGTTTTGGATTTCGATCACATTGATGTTAGTGTATCCAAGGCTCTTCTCAGTACCGACCCGTATGTATACAGCTGCTGGGTATCTCCGTCGGGTGATGGGCTTAAGGCATTAGTTAAGATAACGCATCCTGAGCGTCATCGTGATCACTTCCGTGCGTTGCGCACATACTTCGGTAAGCAGTACGACCTAGAGGTAGACGAGTCAGGCATCAACGAATCCCGTGCATGCTTCGAGTCATACGACCCAGACATCATCATCAAAGATGAATCATCTACCTTCGGAGCATTCGCTACAGAAAAGAGTGAATCACAGGTAGCTGTCTCACAATCAGGGGTTTACACGGATTACTTAAAGTTAAATCTAGCCGCACGTATGATACGTCAGTGCGATGACGGGGAGAAACACGCTACCCTGCTTCGTGCCGCTAGGCTGTGCGGTGGATATGTAGCCGCTGGACGTATGGAAGAGGACGAGGTAGTGCGTGTACTAACCCGTGAGATACTCAAGCGCGATGTAGACGACGAGAAACACACCGTAAACACCATACGGGACGCTATCGAGAAGGGCAAGCAAGACCCTATACGAGCTACTATCGACGACGAGAAGAAGGCGCAGCGTGAGATGTTGGTGAATGATGGGGACATGTCCTTCATATCTTCAGATGACGAGGACTTCAGATGGATTGATGACTATGCAAATGGGCGCATACCTGTAGGTTTGGACACTGGTGATAAGGATCTCGACCAGTACTTCAGGTACAAGCGAGAGTTCACTATCATCAATGGGCATAGTAATGTCGGTAAGACCACTGTAGCCTTGTACCTTATGGTTAACGCTACCGTAAGGCATGGATGGAAATGGGTTGTTTATTCATCAGAAAACCGCACGGCTTCTCTAAAGATGTCTCTTATACAATTTGCCTTAAACAAGCCAATTAGTTCTATGAACTACATGGAGCGCAAGAAGGCTTATGAGTGGGTCGGAAAACACTTTACTGTAATCAGCAACAAACAAGTTTACAGCTACTCAGATATAATGGTGTTCCTTGAAAAGGTAATGAAGCAGCAGGAGGTAGATGCTGTATTTATTGACCCGTACAACAGTCTCAAGCTCGACATGGGTAAGTCAGGTATCGGTGTACACGAGTATCACTACGAAGCGGCCTCTGAGTTCCTTACATTCTCTACAGCAAATAACATTGCGGTGTGGTTAAACATGCATGCCGTTACAGCCTCACAGCGGATCAAGGGTGAGGACGGGTTACCTGTCGCTCCATACGCTGAAGATACTGAAGGTGGGGGTAAGTTTGTAAACCGAGCTGACTCGTTCTTAACGGTTCACAGAAAGGTGCAGCATCCAGTCCCTGCGGAGCGCAAGATTACAGAGTTTCATGTACGTAAGGTGCGTGATGTAGAAACAGGAGGCGAGCCTACCCCGCTTGAAGAACCGTTCCGCCTTGAAATGAACACAACCAGAACTGGATTCCGTGCTTTTAAGACTCAGAAAATGATGTTTGAATCTGTTGATTTAGAGGGGGGCAAGCAAGAGCCCTTTGTTTTTCCCATGAACTCTTCGTTTTTAGACAATTAGGCTGTAACTTAGCCTGAGTGAAACGACAGAAAAGCGGGACCCCTAAGCGTAAATCAGCAAAAAAGCGCAATTTAGGTAAGTATAAAAGCGGATTAGAGAAGACATGTGCAGATTTATTGTCTGAGCATAAGCTTAGCTTCACCTACGAGACTCATGAGTACATGCTCATGGAGAAGTTTAGGTATCCAGGAACTTACTTGAAGATGACTACCAAGCGGAAAGACTTATCGGATCGTACTGATGCTATAGTCCTTCCCATTAAATACACTCCAGACTTCGTAGGACCAAACGGAGAATGGATTATCGAAACCAAAGGGTACACTCCTTCGCATCATGACTTTCCGATGCGTTGGAAGCTATTCCTTAAGCACTTGATAGACTCAGGAGAACCAGTCCCAGCTTTGTTCATCTGTAAAAACAAACACCAGATTGAGCAGGCTATAGTAAAACTTAAAGAATTAGGATATGGCAAAAAACGAGCTAACAAAGGAACAGCTAGGAGCTAGCTACAGAATAGCCACCGTAAGGCTTCATGAACTCATTGATGAGTTTTTTGAAGAGCTATTTGATGAAAACGGAAACCCCCGTGAGGACTCTGGCAACATAGCTAATATGATTGCTGGCGTTCGCGTTATGATGGATCAGGAGCTAGACCTTGTAAAGGAGGCTTCATTTGAACACTCTGAAGCAAACTACGATGCAAAGTCAAAACAGGAAACGATATTCGTTCTCAACAGGAAGGGTAGCTGAAGTACGCTTCGAACGCGCGGCAAGAGACTTAGGTCTTCAGGTCGTAAAGTCAGGAAGGAAAGATGACGTACACCTGCATGTTGACTTCTGGATGCAACACAAAGACGTAGAGGGGAAGTGGGGGGTGGATGTAAAAGGCAACAACCTACCAGATGAGATTTGGTGTGAGTTTAAAAACGTAGCTGGCAATCCAGGCTGGATGTATGGGGGTGCTAAAATCATAGCATTCGACATGCCAGAGGAGGGTGGATTTAGTATCGTTGATCGAGAAGACCTAGTGTCTTATTGCGAGGAGAACGTGGAAGATGTATTTGTGTCGCATAAGCGAGATTCATACAAGAAAAAGTACACTCGAAAAGACCGAGAGGATGTCATAACAACACTTAACTTGTTGGACCTCAAGTCTTTAGAAACGTACAGGGTGTGGAAGTATTTTAAGGACTATTGACTATCTTAGTAGTCCGTTTTTAATTTTTAAATTTTTTTATTATGTATGATCCTTCACTTGTCCCTTGGGGCGAGGTAGGGTATGCTGTCTATAAGCGTACCTATTCCAGACAAACTGCCGATGGCAAAACAGAAGAGTGGGAGGACACCGTTAATCGTGTGATTGATGCGTGTCGCGACCAACTCAACGTAGGCTTTACCCAATTCGAAGAGGGTGAGCTGAAGAAGATAATGATGGAGCTGAAAGGCACCGTGGCAGGGCGATTTCTCTGGCAGCTAGGTACTAAAACGGTTGACCGATTGGGGTTACCGTCTCTGCAAAACTGCGCGTTCGTAGTGGTAGATGATCCTATTCGTCCATTCACATGGGCGTTTGAAATGCTTATGCTTGGCTCAGGCGTAGGGTTTAACATCCAGAGAGAGAATGTATACCAACTACCAAAGGTTAAGAACCGAGTTAAGGTAGAGCGTATAGACGAGAACGACGCAGACTTTATCGTGCCTGACAGCCGTGAGGGATGGGTAGAGCTTTTACAGCGCGTCTTGGAGGCTTCATTTCTTACAGGTGAGGACTTTACATATGCCACACATCTTATCCGATCCAAGGGCTCTGCCATTAAAGGGTTCGGGGGGACAGCTTCAGGACCTGAGGATCTG